ACTGGGCGTTCGCTCTCAGACTCAGTACAAGCAAGAGTTCTTGGCTAACCTGTTTACTTCAGATACTCTGTACGGCTGCAACGTACTGCGTCCTGAGTCAGGTGTAACTTTGGTTGTTCCTAAGTAATAACCATCTAACTGGGGGCTGCTACGGTGGCCCCTAGTTTTATTGAGGTAGCTAAGTATGAGCATAGTAGCTAGTTTGGTCGGCCCGGTAACAGGGTTACTTGATAAGTTTATTGAGGACAAAGACCAGAAGAATGCTTTGGCTCACGAGATTGCTACCATGTCTGAGCGTCATGCTCAAGAGTTAGCTAAAGGTCAAATAGAAGTAAACAAAGTAGAGGCAGGAAGCTCTAGTTTATTTGTTTCTGGTTGGCGACCCTTCATTGGCTGGACATGTGGACTAGGCATGTTTGGTAACTTTATCACAATTCCATTCTCTAACTTTGTGTTGGCTTTAGCGGGTATAGACATTGTTATACCTTTAGTGCCACTAGAGACTATGATGCCTGTACTTATGGGCATGTTAGGTTTAGGTGCAATGCGTTCATTTGAGAAGACAAGGAAATAAGTACATGCAGACTGCTAATCTGTCTGGCTACTACAACGCATTACGCAAAGGAACTACAGTATCTGACATAGATACAGTAGGGGATTACTATGACCAGTTCATTAACGAACTGTTAGCAGGCCAGGGTATTGTAGACACAGACTATGCAGAAGGCGGTAGTGTCTCAGTATCTAAGCCAACTATTAGCGGATACACTACACCTGACTATGCTCCTAGAGAACTAGGGAAGTTCCAAGGTAATCTTTCAGCACATACGTCAAGTTCTTTAGGGGAGATCAAAGAGTTCCAATCTCGTCTTGAGCCTTTAATGGCTGAAGAGATGGCACGTTTGCAGTTTATAAATAAGCTAGACTATGAAGATGCTATTGAGCAAGCGTACCTACAGAACCCTGAGATCCAAGCACTGTACAATCAGTATGATGTAGATCCTTTTAGAGCAAGTGCTGACGGCTCTATTTACCTGTATGACCCATTTACTTTTGGTGAGATTAGAACACTAGAAGTAAAAGATAATGATCTAAAGAATGTAATGAAAACACTTCATTCTTTAGTTATTAGCGGGGCTACTAGTGGGTTTGGCGCTAGTTTAGGATTAGGCACTTTAGGAACTGCTGCAGCAGACGCAGGCATGTCTGCTTTTACAACAGCAGCTATGGGAGGAGATTCAGACGATGCTTTAATGGCTGGACTCCAAGCTGGCGGAAGTTCTTTTTTACAAGGTGTCTTAAACAAAGCGCCAGAGATTAAACAAACTGCTGCTTCTGACACAGTAGTAGACGTTAGTGCTGACCCTACAAGTATATACGGTCAAACAGCAGACGGCCTAACAAAAGATCCTGAAAGGTATCTGAGCAACCAACAGTTTCAAACACAAGTAGCAGGTTTCGACCCTACACTTCCTGATCTTAATGACTATTCTCAATACAACCTTACAGCACCCCAAGTTAATTTAGGGGGAGTAAATTTAAATCCAGACTATAATTTAGCAAATTTTGGCTTATCTTCTAGAGCACTTACATCTTTACCTACAGAACAATTTACAACATATGGCTTAGGTAATTCTCTTGTATATAGACCTTCAGGTACAGAAGGGTTGTTAACAAGTAACAAATATATACAGCAGCCTAGTGTTTTAGATTTAACAGAAGATACAGATGTTTTTAATACTGTTGGAGATTATTCTGATTTATATCCAGACTTAGTAACTCCTGTTGACAGGATAGACGTTCCTCAAACTCCTCCTACTTTTACACCTGACTTTGACTATACAGATGTAGTAGATCCTAATGTAGTTAAGCCAATTGTACCAGATTTTACTTTAGATATAGCTAATCCTTTTGTTACACAGTCTGATATTTCTGACATGTTGTCACAAAGTGGAGGTGGAGGCGGTGGTGGTTCTTTTTCAAACTTATTCTCTCCTAGCAGCATAGCTAATGCTTTACTAAGTGGAAACTTTAGTAATTTAAATGTAGATCCTGACTTATTTGGAAATGTAGACGCTCAAGCCGCTGCAGATGCTCAAGCCGCTGCAGACGCTCAAGCTGCTGCTGATGCTCAAGCCGCTGCAGACGCTAAAGCTGCTGCAGATGCTAAAGCTGCTGCAGACGCTAAAGCTGCTGCAGATGCTAAATCTGCTGCAGACGCTAAAGCTGCTGCTGATGCTAAAGCTGCTGCTGATGCTAAAGCTGCTGCTGATGCTAAAGCTGCTGCTGATGCTAAAGCTGCTGCTGATGCTAAAGCTGCTGCTGATGCTAAAGCTGCTGCAGACGCTAAAGCTGCTGCTGATGCTAAAGCTGCTGCTGATGCTAAAGCTGCTGCTGATGCTCAAGCTGCTGCAGAGGCAGCTAGACTTGCTGCAGAAGCAGAATCAGCTAGATTAGCTCAAGAAGCTGCTGCGGCTGCAGAAGCAGCTAGATTAGCTCAAGAAGCTAATAATGCTGCAGAAGCAGCTAGATTAGCTGCAGAATCCCAAGCCGCTGCAGAAGCAGCTAGATTAGCTAAGGAAGCTGCGGATGCTAAAGCTGCTTCAGAAGCTGCTGCGGCTGCAGAAGCAGCTAGATTAGCTAAGGAAGCTGCGGATGCTAAAGCGGCTGCAGAGGCTGCTAGATTAGCTAAGGAAGCTGCAGATGCTGCTGCGGCTGCGGCTGCAGAAGCTTCCAGAGTAGCTGGGTTAAACAGCACTAGCCCTACAGGCCCTTCAGGCCCTACAGGCCCTACAGGTACTGGAGGCCCTACAGGTACTGGAGGCCCTACAGGTACTGGAGGCCCTACAGGCCCTACAGGTACTGGAGGCCCTACTGGCCCTACAGGTACTGGAGGCCCTACAGGCCCTACTGGCCCTACAGGTACTGGAGGCCCTACAGGCCCTACTGGCCCTACAGGTACTGGAGGCCCTACAGGCCCTACAGGCACTGGAGATCCTATGGGCCCTACAGGCCCTACTGGCCCTACAGGTACTGGAGGCCCTACTGGCCCTACAGGTACTGGAGGCCCTACAGGCCCTACAGGCACTACAGGCCCTACAGGCACTGGAGATCCTATAGGCCCTACAGGCACTGGAGATCCTTCAGGCACTGGCCCCGGTGATGGCTCTGGAGATGGGGATGGTTCTGGAGATGGAGATGGAGATGGAGATGGAGATGGTGATGGTGATGGTGATGGTGATGGTAGAGGCTCTGGTCTAGGCATAGGCTTACTTACTGGGCTGTTAGCAAACCAAGGAAGTGGAGTTGTACCATACACACCACAAGACTTTGAAGATTACAAGTTTAAGAAAACATATCAAGCACCTGAGTTAGTAGAAAGGTTACAGCAAAACAGAAGCTACCAACCTCCTTCAGTATTACAGGGTTTATTTAAAGGATTCATATGAGTACCACATATTTGAACATAGTCAACGAGGTACTACGTAGGCTACGAGAGGATGAAGTAACTAGTGTAGCACAGAACACTTACAGCAAGATGGTAGGTGACTTTGTTAACGACGCAAAACGTACTGTAGAAGATGCACATCAGTGGTCTACACTACGCACAACTATTGTAGTGACTACTGAAGCAGATACTGTAGATTATGCCTTGACAAACGCTGGAGAACGTGTTAGAGTGTATAGTGCTATTAATGACACTTCTAATTTTTTTATGCGCTATGAGTCACCTAACTGGTTTAACAATGCTTATTATATTTCTGGTGAAGTAACTGGCAGTCCTGACTCATATACGTTTAATGGTATTAATACTAATGGGGATACTAAAGTAAAAGTTTACCCTAAGCCATCAGGCGTATTTAGTCTTCGTTTTGACTTAATTGCTAGGGAAGCTGAATTGTCTGGTGATACAGAGACTACAGTTCTACCTAAGAACGCTATTGTACACAACGCTGTAGCTTTGTTAGCTAGAGAGCGTGGTGAAACTGGGGGTACTACAGCACAGGATTACTTCCTGATTGCAGACAGACACTTATCTGATGCTATTGCTTTAGATGCCTACAAGAATCCTGAAGAATTTATCTATACGGTACCCTAATGGCTCAACAAAGACAGAACATTTATATTGCTGCTCCAGGGTTCAAGGGACTTAACACACAAGACTCTCCTGTAACTCAAGACCCAGCCTTTGCCTCTGTAGCTGAGAATGCTGTTATTGACAAGTTTGGTCGTATTGCAGCACGTAAAGGCATAAAGAAGATTACTAGCTCTGCTACACCTCTAGGGTCTAGTAGTGGTATTGAAGCAGTGTTTGAGTTCTGTGCTAGAGACGGAACTAAAACTGTATTCTCTGCTGGTAACAACAAGATATTTACAGGGACATCTACGCTGTCTGAAGTAACGCTTCCCGGTGGTTACTCTATCACAGCAAACAACTGGAAGATTGTCAGCTTTAACAATGACGTTTACTTCTTCCAGAGTGGACATGCAGCACTTATGAGCGTTGCAGGCAGCACTACTCTTACAGCAGTTGTTGACGGTGCACACGCTGCACCAGCAGCCAATGAAGTGTTAGCTTCCTTTGGTAGACTTTGGGCAGCAGATGTAGCAAACAATTCCTACACAGTCTACTGGTCTGACTTACTGGACGGTGATGATTGGCATGGTGGGTCATCAGGTTCATTGGACATAACTACTGTATGGCCTACAGGATACGATGAGATTGTAGCTCTACAAGAGTTTAACAACTTTTTAGTTATCTTTGGTAAGCGTAGTATCCTAATATACAGTGGTGCTTCAACGCCTGCTAGTATGACTCTATCAGACACTATTACTGGTATTGGCTGTATTGCTAGAGACAGTATACAGGCCATAGGTACAGACTTGATCTTCCTGTCTGACTCTGGTTTGCGTAGCTTAGGCAGAGTTATACAAGAGAAGTCTAACCCTATTGGCAATGTGTCCAAGAATGTTAGAGACAACTTAATGGCGGCAGTAAGCTCAGAAATAACAAGTGTCATTAAGTCTGTCTATAGTCCTGAGAATTCTTTTTACTTGCTGTTGCTGCCACAGTCATCAGAAGTCTATGTGTTTGACATGAGAGGTACGCTAGAGGACGGTAGTTATAGAGCCACTACATGGAAAGACGTATCTTTACTTTGTGGTACTAGAACTGCTGATGGCTTACTTTACTTGGGTAGTTCTAAAGGCATCAATCAATACGATGGATTTCTTGATGACACTGCTTCATACACAATAAAGTATTTTACAAACCCTATGTCTTTTGGTGATCCTTCAAAGATTAAAATGCTAAAGGAAATATCTTTTACGGTCATAGGTGGTTCAGAGAGTCAAGTAATTGGCAACTGGGCTTATGACTACAAAGAAGACTATAGCACACAGTCATTTACTATAGCCAAAAGTAATCAGGCTGAGTACGGAATTTCTGAATACAATGTAGCTACTTCTCAATATGGCGTAACTAATGTAATTGATATTGCTAGTATAAAAGCTACAGGCTCAGGTAAAGTAGCTACAATAGGTATTGAAGCAACAATTGATGGAGGCTCTTTGTCAATACAAGAGTTAAACACTGAAGCACTTTTAGGTAGATTAATTTAATGAGTAACTATACAAAGACAGTAAACTTTGCAGCAAAGGATAGCCTGCCTTCAGGCGATGCTGCTAAGATTGTTAAAGGCACAGAGATTGACACAGAGTTCAATAACATTGCAACTGCATCAGCAACTAAAGCAGACGCTGCTGGTGCTGCACTAACAGGAACTACTACATTTGAGACTATCTCAGATGGCACTATTTCCATTACTGCATTTGTTGATGAAGACAATATGGCATCTAACAGTGCCACGTTGCTGCCTACACAGCAGTCAGTTAAAGCGTATGTTGACGCAAGTGTTTTTACCGGCGTAGCTGACGGTTCAATTACTACAGCTAAACTTGCTGACGATGCAGTAACGGCTGCTAAACTAGCCTCTAATGCCGTAGTGACTGCTTCTATTGTTGATGATAACGTGACTCAAGCCAAGATTGCTGATGATGCAGTAACAGCAGCTAAGATTGCCGACAATGCAGTAGATATTGCTCGCCTAAACGTAAGTGACGGTACAGCAGGCCAGAGCTTAACTACTAACGGTAGTGGTACACTAGCTTTTGCAACTATTGGTGGTGCTTATAATGACTTTGTTGTCAAGACAGGAAACTATACCGCTGTTAGTAAAGACCAACTCATTGTTAACTCAGGCAGTGCAGTAACAATTACGCTACCCGCTAGTCCTAGTGCTGGTGATGTAGTATTCATTAAGAACGCTGGAACCAGCACAGTCACTGTAGCTCGTAACGGCTCAAACATAAATTCAACGGCAGACGATGGAGAGCTTGCAGCAGATGCTGGAGCGTCTTTGGTTTACGTTGATGCAACAATTGGATGGGAGGAGCTTTAGATGGCTATTACTTTAGGCGGTGGCGGTAGCGCATCACAGGTAAATGAAGTTGTTATATTAAACAACAGTGCCAATGTTGTTACGTTGGCTGACGGCAGGGTGTACTTAAAGGCGGGTGTTTTTGAGGATGATTTATCCGTTTACCCAGATGCCTCTACTTCTAAGGCTTTGGTTTCAACCTTTTCAACAGCTGCGTCTGCCGTTGATCCTACAGGAATTACGTGGGACGGCACTTCTTTTTGGGTAGTTGGAGGAACTTACGGTAATAAGAATGTGGTTGAGTACAACACCGCAGGGGTGGAACAAAGTAGCTTTGACGTGTCCTCCACACACAACGACCCTGAGGATATCGTTTGGGACGGGAGCTACCTTTGGGTTCTTGGAGATGGTCAAAACAAGGTAACCAAGTGGAGTACAGGCGGCGTTTATCAGAACGTAGAATTTAGCGTGGGTGGCCAAGAAACAAGTGCTAAAGCTTTAACTTGGGACGGAACTCATTTTTGGGTTATTGGTTACCAAAATCGCAAAGCTTTTAAATACAACTCATCAGGCGTTTATCAAAACGTATCTTTTTCAGTAAGTGTTAGAGACAGTCAGCCCACAGGGATTACGTGGGACGGAACTTATTTCTGGGTCACTGGAGTGGTTAGTGACGCTGTACACAAATACAGTTCAGCAGGCGTTTATCAAGGAGAGTCTTTTTCTACGGTGCCATACACCTCGCCACAGGGTTTAACTTGGGACGGTTCTGATTTTTGGATGGTTGACGCTGGCGATGACTCTGGAGGGAAATTTGGGTTAGCGAATGGTATTCATGAGATTACATCAAACCAATCAGCCAATGGCGTAGAGCTAGGCGGAACTGTTTATACGAGGGTTAAATAATGGCTTTAATAGTAGTAGAAAATAATATTTCAGTTGAGACAAAAGCCCGTAGATGGCGTGACGAAGAATTACAACGCACAGACATAGCCGCTACAGTTTCTGATTACCCTAATGCTTCAGCAGTGTTGGCTTACCGTCAGGCACTACGCGATTGGCCTAGCACAGAAGACTTCCCAGACACTCGTCCAACTTTAGGATCTTAACAATGGGATACTTGATTGACATATTTAACGTAGTAACTGCTGCTGTAGCTATAGCATCTCTTGTAACTGCTGTAACATCAGCACCACAGGACAAGCCTTGGGCAGTTAAGGTATACAACGTCTTAAACA